CACGGCGCTTGCGCGGGCAAGCTACCTTGTTCCTCTTCCTTGTTAGATTCCTTGTTAATTCCTTGTTCGGGTGTAAGTTTTTGCAGGGGTCCCCTGTAGGTTTTTACAGGGGTCCCCTGTAATTTTTTGCACCCCTCCCCTGTAATTTCTTGCAGGGGTGCAGGTTCTTGCTGGGCTTCTGAAGTTGGCAGTCTGTCAAGGTGCAAGGTGAAATAGCGCTTTTGCCCGGGCATCTGTACGGAGGAGATAAACTCAAGGTCATGTAGCACCTTAAGAGTCAAGCGAACAGTACGATCGTTGACGCGAGAGATCCGCGCTATAGCTTCTGTCGACGGGAAGC